TTCGATTCTAACATGGCCCAGGCCATTGAGGATACGAGAACGGGCCCCTCCGTCAGGAGAGGCCCGTCACTCAGCCGATCCGGCCGCCCGGCCAGACGAACGTTTTGATCTCGGTGTTCTTCAAGATCTTCAAGCACCCTGCGCAGGGCTGCTCGGTGATGTACATCGTGGCACCGACCAGGCGGCTGCGATCCGAGACATCCAGCAGGGCGTTCATCTCGGCGTGCACCGCGATGCACGTGCCGGGCCCGGTGTCGTACGAACTCCCGGGGGCCACCGACCAGGTGCAGGGCCACATCTCGCCGCAGGCGCACTGGCCGGTGAAAACCCGGCACTTGCAGTCCGGCGGGTGTGGCGGCCCAGGGCACCGCGAGATCTCGTAGTGCCTGCCGCGCGGGCACTCACCGGCCAGGCAGCTCTCGCCACCGCGCGGGCCGCCGTTGTAGCCGCAGCCGATGACCCGATGAGCCTCATCCAGCAGAACGGCCCCGACCTGTCGCCTGGTGCAGTCACCCCGGAGGGAGACGGCCTCGGCGATGCCGAGGGCCCAGGCGTCCCAGTCGGGGCGCTCCGCCGTTCTCACGAAGTGACCGTGACGCCCTGCGCCTCGATCCCCTTCTTGCCCTGCTGGGTCTCGAAGACCACCCGCTGACCCTCCTCCAGGCTGCGGTAGCCCTGGGCGTTGATCTGCGAGTAGTGCACGAAGACGTCGGGGCCACCGCCGTCCTGGGCGATGAAGCCGAAGCCCTTTTCGGCGTTGAACCACTTCACGGTGCCAGCAGGCATGTTTCTCTCCGGTCTCTCTGCTGTCTTGCCGGAGGAAATCTACCCTGTTTTCTCGGCCCGTGGTGGGGTCACTTCTCGTCGGGAAGCTGGTCCACGTAGGCGGCCTTCGAGCGCCAGCGCGTCGGGCATGCCGTGCACCGGATCTCGGAGTAGTCGCTGGGGGTGCGGTGGTAGCCGTTGAAGGCGGAGTAGTTCGCCTTCCTGACCGTCACCACCCAGTGGCCGAAGTGCTGCTTTCGGTTCCGGCATGCCGTTCCGGACCGGCCACGGTCGCTGACATGGCCGTGGCTGTCCCAGCCGGATCCGGTCACTTCATCTCCCCCGTCTCGTCGGTGGGCTTCATCTCCTGGGCGGCGCGCAGCGCACGGGCGGCGTCCTTCAGGAACTGCTCGACGTCACCGTTGCCCTCCAGGAACTCGATGTCGCCGAGGTCGCACAGCTCCTGGATGTTGCGCTGGGCCGACTTGATCCGGCGCAGCGCCTCGTCCAGGTTGCCGTGCAGGCTGCGCGCGGCCTGACGCATGAGCCGGTTCGTCCCGGCGATCTCGGTGGCCTCGTTGAAGATGTACTCGGCCTCGCTGTCGCCGCCTTCGGGCGCCTCGCCGAAGTCCAGGTCGGGCCCGAACGCGTAGCCGGTACCGCCCTTGCGGATGGCTTCACGCACCTCGCCCCAACGGGCGGTGTCGAGCGATCCGAGGATGGTGGCGACGTCGTACTCGCTCTCGATCTTCGTCGTCACTGGCCACCGCCGTGGCCGAAGTTGCGCAGGGTGTGGCCGTTGCCGCCGTTCGCGTACGGGTCCGGGGTGACAGCCCGCTTCATGGTGCCGGTGGTCTCGTCGCGCACCATCGGCGCCGGGGCCGGGTGCGTCTCGCCGCCCTTGCCGCTGGTCGGCTGCTTCCAGGTCGAGCTGTCCACGGGCGCCTGCCCGCCGTCGTACGTGCCCATCGCTTCTCTCCTCGTCCGATGACGGAACCCCCGATCGCCAGACCGGGGGTTCCGTGGGTTGCGATTCTTCAACTGTACCGAACTGTAGCTGAGTTGACTACTACCCGAAGTGCATGACCGCGCGAATCGCCTTCACGTCGAACTCGGGGCCGCGATCCAGTTCCTTCACGAAGATCCGCACTTCTTCGGCCGTCGCCTTCGGGTACCGGCCGATCGCCTCTCGGATCAGTGCGGCCGTCGCCTCGTCCGGCATGTCCTCGGGACCCGGCGGCTGCCGCTTGATCGGCCGGTGCTTGCGCCTTCCGTCGTAGTACTCGCCGTACATGACCCCTCCCTACCGGGTGAAGACCTCAAGGAGGAAGCTGCGGTCCTTGTCGTCGATCATGGCCTGAGCGAAGTCCTCCATGTAGATCGGCGGATGGTTGGACAGGAAAAGCTCGCTGAAGGTGATCTTCTGGAACGGGTCGGTATGGCGGGGGATGATCCGGTAGACCTGATCGGTGCCGACCCGGCGCACGTAGATGCGGCCGTTGCCGTACCCCTCCCGGTCCAACGTCATGACGATGTCGCGGAACTCGGTCGCGCCCTCGACCCGCGTCAGGTTCTTCTCCTGCCAGGTCATCACTTCTCACCCTTCTCCAGCTCGGCCTGAACCTGGTCGGCGAGACCCTTGGTGCCCTTGTAGACATGCAGGCGGTTGACGTAGTTCCGCATGTACTCGCCCGCGTCGTACGCCTCCTTGACCGCTCGGGCCAGCTCCTGCTCCTCGCTGGGCGTCAGGCGGCGCAGCACCTCGTCGCTGCTGTAGCCCGTGGTGCTGACGGTGAGCTGACCGTTGCCGCCACCCGACACGCTGTCCCAGGCGATCATCAGGTTTCCGGTCCCGCTGTGGATGCCGGTGACGACGCCGTGCTTCACCTTGAGGTAGCCGTTGTTCTTGCTCTCGACCACCGTGATGGGGATGTTGACGGCCTTCTTCTTCACGCGCATCACGCGGTCGATATCGGCGACCAGCTTGGCCCTGGTGGGCTGCTTCAGGTCGCGGCCGTCCACCTCGGTCAGCCAGTCACCGTCGTCGTTCACGCGCAGCTTGAACCAGGCCCCAGCGTGCTTGATGACCCCTGCCTTGTACTCCGCCACGCCGCTCACCGACCGAACTGCGAGTCGAAAGGCGTGTCGTCCCACGGCTCCGGGTCGTCCGACGTGTCGCGCGTAGCCGTGTAGACCCACGTCCAGTAGACGTACCCCTTCTGCACGGGCACCTGCTTGGCGCTCTCGACCCAGTACGTCTGCCCCTCCAGCGTGGTGAATCCGTCACCCTTGTGCAGGAAGGGGAGGCTGGGCACCGTCTGGCCGGGCGCCGAAGGGGTGATCATGATCCGGTATTGCTGGGGCCAGCCGGATGACATGCCGGTCCGCTTCGGCAGCTCAATCACTGTGATCTCGTCGATCTCGTGGTCCACTTTTCCTTTTCCTCTCCGATACGAGAATGCGGGGGTCGCCTACTACGACCGCAGGGGATCTTTCACCAGGAGAGCTGCCACGCAGATCACTGGAGTTGGCCTCACCCTGCCCAAGCGGAGTAAGGATTTCCGCAGGCACCGCCGTGCTCCTGGCAGGAATTGAACCTGCGACATCCGGATCCGGAATCCGGCGCTCTATCCCCTGAGCTACAGGAGCTTTCCTCTCTCACCAGATGTCGTACAGCATCCGGCGAGGAACCTTCTCGGCCTTCTCGTACAGCCGACGTTCGAGTTCGCCCTTCGTGCGGCGCCCGGCTTCCAGCTTGCTCTTCACGTAGCGCCGGTTGGCGCGCTCGTGCTTACCAGCCCAGTAGGTCCGGCTGGAACTGGGGGTCCAGGCCCCGGTGTAGGTCCACCAGCGAGCGGTACGCCTCACCTTCCGGGGCTGCGGCCTGCGGCCCTGCCTCTCGGCGTCACGGAGTTCCGCAGCGCTGTAGCGCAGGTCGTAGACCTCGTGCTCGCGCACCGGAGTGATCGGCCGCTTGCGCCAGTACATCCTGTAGCCGTCAGGCCAGTCGCGCTGGTCGAACTTTCCGGGCGTGTGATGCGTCGTCTTGCCCATCGGAATTCATCCTCCTAGGGCCGCGAATTTCGCGGACCTAGGTGAATCCGGTGACGATGTCCATCACCCCTCCAAGCTGTTCAGGCACGGTTGTTCCCAAGTGCGCGAGGCAGGGATCGAACCTGCACTGGACGTCTCCACAGGGCCTTTCCGAGTGCCCTGTTCGCCGGGCTCTGACTCGGAGTTCCCTTACACGCGCGACCGCACTGCGCAATGCGGTCCTTTACCACCGACTGTAATTCCGACCGGGTTTTTCAGACCACGGAAGGATATGGTGTCGTCGGCACACGCTCTCCTGACTGGACTTGAACCAGTAACATCCGGATTAACAATCCGGCGCTCTGCCGGTTGAGCTACAGGAGATCGAATCTGAAATTGTAGTGGGCCTCATCCCTAGCACCACGCGGCGCACCGACCTTGTTCTGCTGCGCTTCTCAACTGTTCCGGTTGTCGGGCGGATGGCAACCGGACCGCACTCCTATCTCCGCCACGTGCACGCTCCCCCGTCTGGACTTGAACCAAAACTTCCGATTCCAGAGACCGGCGGTCTGCCAATTAACCTACGGGGGATCGCTCTTGAATTGTTGGCAACCGGACGGCAATGCTTCCACGCATGGACTATCTTCGCATGTATGTCCCACCCGCCACAGTGGGGCTGCGTTGATAGCTTACCGTCCGGCCAGTGGCCCCGGCCCGATTTGAACGGGCGACCTCTCGCTTTTCAGGCGAGCGCTCTTTCGCGAACTGAGCTACAGGGCCTTGCACCCCTTGATGTATAGCTGGGCAGGGGCCGCCCTCCACTCGCCTCCCGGAGAAGGTTGGCTCATGGACTCGCTTTGCCTCACTCTCTGCCCGGTGGATAGTGGCCTTGTGAGCCACGAACTCCACCGGAATCTGCCTCCGAAGCCAGCGGTCCCGACGGGATTTGAACCCGCGACCTCTCGGATGACAACCGAGTGCTCTGCCGAACTGAGCCACGAGACCATTGCTTCTTACCGCTGTTGAGTTGAAAAGGGAGCCCCGCTTTCCCGGCCTCCGCCTTACGGCGGGGCTCCCGATAGACCCGTCAGGGGGTCTCGTGGAGATGGAGGGATTCGAACCCCCGTCCTTCCGATCCGTAGTCGGCTGCCCCATCCAACTGGGCCACACCTCCATCAGCCTTTCACCCTTCGCGCCAAGCGTGACCAAGGCAGGATCCAGGCCGACCGCATCCAAGCCCCAGGAAGCCGTGAGGATGCGGCAGTACGCCCTACTGGACTTGAACCAGTGACACGAGGATTAAGAATCCCCTGCTCTGCCAACTGAGCTAAGGGCGCGCGTTCTTCAGTTCTGTCTGTCGTCCTTGGGGCCCCAGTAGTGGCCCGTGTAGACGTGGACGGGGTATCCGTCCTTCTGCACCTTCTTCAGGTGCCCTTCGTACGTCCGAGCCTTGCACTTACAGCTCACGATCGCACCTTCTTTCTTGTCCCGATTCCAACAGGAACCCCTGGTTTCCCGGGACAGCGTTCCACCAGGGGTCTGCCTAGCGTCCGGCCGGTTCTGTCCTCCCGATCCTTCTGCTGGCATACGGCTTACGGATTATGAGTCCGCGCCGCACCTTCGTATCCCTGACTGGACTTGAACCAGTGGCCTTTCCCTTATGAGGGGAGTGCTCTGACCGACTGAGCTACAGGGATCTGCGAGCCCCCGACCGGAATTGAACCGATGGCATCCGACTTACGAAGACGGCGCTCTACCGACTGAGCTACGGAGGCATGAACTCCGGGTCCTAGGAGGGACGCAGACTTGCATGGGATAGCGAGCTGAGAAACAACGCTAGGCCCCGGAGTTCTGTCGGGAGAATCCTGCCCGATCTTTAATCGACCACCCGCTGGATCGATGGACAGGTTCCTCCCTTTGCGAGACACCAACCTCGCGATTCCCAGGCTGTAGACCTGGCGGCAGCGGGAACTGCGGACTCCGGGCGGAGTGGACGACGTCGTAAGGGAAAGAGGTACTTCCGATACGCCGCCCGGAGTCCAGTCGGAATGGCGGGATTTGAACCCGCGACCTCTCGCTCCCGAAGCGAGTGCTCTACGCAAGCTGAGCCACATTCCGATTGAAGGTTCCCCAGGGTGACGGGGGGGTTGTAACCCCGGGGAACCAGCAGGGATAGCAGGATTTGAACCTACGACACGCCGCTTTGGAGACGGCTGCTCTGGCCGAACTGAGCTATATCCCTTTGCCCGCCGGGAAGGTTTCCCCTCCCGGCTACAAGTACTACTCTACCGCAGAACTTCGCTATCTCATAGCGGTTTTCGGTGACGAGCCTCACGCACGACGGAGGAAAGAGAAGCCCGTTCCACTGCTCGTGCACGTCTGAAGCGCCACCGAAGCGCCGAGACCGGCCGACGGGAAGGTGCCACCCTGGCTGCCCCGCTTCGCCCAGCCGTGGCCGTACACCCGGTACGTGCCCGCCAGGGCGCCCGAGCCGATGACCACCTTCCGGCCCACGGGCAGGTCATCCATCCAGGACCAGCCCATGTAGTTGTGCCCCGCCAGCGTCCTCACCCCTGCCGGGTAGTACAGCGTCAGCTTGCCCTGGTCGATGCAGCGCTGGGCCGACGCAACGGCCGACCCGCAGAAGACGTACCCGCCGATCCGGGTGACCGGCTCGGCGGGCTTCCTCTTCACCGTCTTGGTCGGCTTCGACTTGGGCTTCACCACGGGCTTCGGCTTGACCGTGGGAGCCTTCGTGCGGACCGGCGGAGTGAGGGTCGGCCGGGGCTCGGGTTTCGGTCCCTCGATCCGGCCGAGCGGTGGCAGCTCGATGCGCACGGAGGCGACCGCTCGCGCCGTGGCCGGTCGCTCCTCCGTTCCGGCCGCCGTGGCGGCCGTGCAGGTCGAGGCCACCAGGACCCCGGCAGCACTGAGCGCCAGCAGTCGTCTCCGTCTCACGTCGTTCCGCCTTTCCGGATCACCGCACGTCGGTGATCTCGATGTCGTAGGGCAGCGCCTTCACTGCCTCTTCGATGTCCCATTCGACCGGATTCGCGTCAGCGTCGTGACCGATCTTGACCTTGAGCACCACCAGCAGCTCCCGGTGCCGGGGCTTCGGCTTCGGTTCGGGGTTGCCCCAGCCGCGCTCCTGGAGGGCCACCAGCAAGGGCAGCTCCTTGATCCAGCCGATGGGGTTGCTGCGCGCCGCCTCCAGCCGGGCCAGCTCGCCCTCGTAGGCGTCGGTCGCGGCGTCCCCGCTCGGGCCCGGCCCCAGCAGGTACGAGGAGATCAGAAGGTCGAGGTGGGCCAGCGCCCGGTCGGCCATGGTCAGGTACCGGTAGGTGTTCTGGGCGTGCTTGATGTCCATGTCGGCAACCCGGTGGATCCGGCCCGGACCGTCCACCCAGTACTCGTCCTGGAACAGCAGCTCTCTGCGGTCCATCAGTCTCCCCTCCTTCCCAGCAGTTTGCCCAGCAGGTTCCAGCTCCGGCCGCCGGACTCCATCTCGCCCGGCTGCGGGCCGCTTCCTGGGGTGTCGTCACTGATCTGCCAGCCCGGCATCCCGCTGAAGCGGGGGCCCATGGCCTCGTCGTGCATCCGGGGCGGGCTCGTCACGAGAACCGTGTACAGCCGCCTCGGGGCCAGCTTGCCCAGGTGCAGCCAGTAGACGGGGAACCCCTTGACGTGCTCGATCCGCAGCAGGCGGTCGTCGGCGAGCGGCTGCATGCCGACACCTGTGAGGTACAGGCCCATCTCGATGGTCTGGCCGGTGTGCACCAGCTTGATCGACGAGCCGCCGGTCGTGATGATGCAGGGCTCGCCGACGTTGAGGCTCTTCAGGTCGAGGCGACCGGTGTTCACCCGCACTGGATCCACCTCCAGGAATCAGAGGGAAGCGGCCAGTACCAGCGGAAGCTGTTGCCGTCCGAGTCGGCTCGTTCCACCCTGACACCGCCGAGCGGATCCAGCTCCAGCCAGTACTCCCGCCAGGGCGTCAGGGCGGCGACGTCCAGCCAGCCGTCCCGGTCGATGGGCGACATGTGCTCGTCGTACCCGCGCGTGATGCAGTGGATGGTCACCCACGGACCGGGCGTACCGATGCCGATCCCCGCCTGGTCCGGGTGGCCGAGTTCGCTGACGATGACCATGTCGCCGCCGACTCCAAGGTGCCGACGGCCGCCGATCAGCGGCTTGCGGTTGATCCGGTCGGCCATGGTGCGCAGGTCCAGGCGGGTGCCGTCGATCCTCATACGCCCACCGGCCGGATGTCCTCGATCGCGTCGTCGATGGCCTCGATGACGCTCTTCAGCGCATCGGCCGCGCTGGCGTAGGCGCCGTCGCGCAGCTCGACGGGCAGGCGCTTGACGTCCGCCAGCAGCCTGCTGCGCAGAACCTCGAACCGCTCCTTCGGGGACTCTGCCTCCTCCAGCAGATCCTCGTAGTACTTCTCGCGTCCCTTGCGTGCCACGTCGTCTCCTTCCGAAAGCCCCGGTTCTCAACCGGGGCTCCGTTTCCTTCTGTTGAGATTACCAGATGGCCTGGGCCATGTCAGCTTCCCTGGACCGCCCTGGGCCGGTACGTCACACCCTGCTTCTTCGGGTGCATCGGGGTGACGTTCGTCTTCTCCTGCTCGATCTCTTCCATCATGACGATCTCTTCGAGGACGTCCCCGGTGAACACGTCGCCGACCGGTTCGCAGTACTCGCGCTCCAGCGAGACGTACTCCTCGTTCATCCGTTCCGCCGTCCGGCCGACCTCGGCAAGGATTTGATCCAGCGGCCTCTTCTCATCCTGGGCCGCCGACTCGGTGGCCCGGCTGACAAGCGCCAGCATCCGACGCATGGTGCGCTCCCGCAGGATGCGCGCTGCGACGAGCGGCTTGGTCGTGTCGTCGAAGGCGACCGCTTCCAGTTCGAGGGCGTAGGGCAGCACCTTCTCGAAGGTGCTTACCCCCATCTCCTCAACCTCGGCCGCCACCATGTCCGGCGTGATCACGTTCTCCTGCCGGGCCAGCCGGGCAGCCGCCTTGATGATCACGTTCATGCGGCTGTCGGTCTGGATGTCGACCTCGGCGATCCCGTAGGAGTGGCCGTACCGCAGAATCGATCCGACCAGGCTGCGCTCGACGGACTCCTGACTGAAGCCGCTGAACACCACTGGCTTCTCGCGGTGCTCCTCCTCGACCAGGATCACCATCTCGGGCCGCTTCTTGATCGGCGTGAAGGGCACGATCTCGAACTCGTCGAGACCGAATCCGTGATCACGGTGATCGGAGAAGTCGGCGCCGTCGGCCATGAGCGGCGAGCACACCACCTTGACCTTGGTCACCACATTGCTCAGGTGCTTGTGCACCTCCTCGGCGAACTCCAGGCCGGTGCGGTCGCAGTCGGCCACGATGATCACCTCGGAGGCGCCCTTGAAGTAGCGGCCGTACTCCAGCCGCCACTTCGACTTGCCCGCACCCGAGACGATGGTCGTCACCGCTTCATCGGGGAAGTCCCGCCTCATCCGGTCGGCGTCCTTCTCGCCCTCCATGAGCCAGATCCGGCGCCCGGCCTTCGCCGCCTCGATCACCTTCGCCAGGTTGTAGAGCACCCGGCGCACCGAGGAGGGCAGACCCCACTTCTTACCGAACTTCTTGCTGGCGTCCGGCACCCACTGGGCGAACGGCTGCGGGCAGCCGTCACCCTTGCGCGAGCACCGCGCGACCGCGTAGAGGAAGTTCCCGTTCTCGTCCGAATACCGGTACTCGGCCGACTTGTGGCCGCCGCAGCCGTTCTTCTGGCAGGGCATCCACAGGTCGGCCGCGAGCTGACGGTCCTCGTCCCCCATCTGGCCGCCGTTGTCGAACAGGTCGGGCCAGTTGAGGTCGAGCGCGATGCGGATGTCGTCGGTGGCGCACCGGGCGTGACAGTTGAGCACCGCGCCCTTCTCGCCCTGGGTGATGCTGAGGGAAGCGTTCCGGTCCTCGTGTGCCGGGCACTGGGCGGTGTAGTACCCACCGTGCTGCTTGACCCGACTTCCGCTCCTGTCCAGCGCCGCGAGTACGTTCCTGAGTCCTGACCCTCGTGCCATTCGCACAACCTCTCTCACCGGGCGCCGCGTACGCCCCACCGGTAGCGGGGCGTGCGACGACCATCATGCCGGGCGATAGACCGGACCGCTCGGGTCGAACACGACAGGAACCTCGAAGCCCTCGGCGTCGTAGACGATCGTGTCGCCGCCGACGCGGATCACTTCGCTGGACAGCCGCTTCGCCGTCTCGCTTTCGAGGTCGGCGAGGGTCAGGATCGGGGCCGTCGTCTCATCGCTGAGGCGGCCGAGTTCGGAGGGGCTGAGTCCAGGAGCGTACACCAGCTCAGCCTTGTTAACGTGCTCCCGGCCGGTGCCGGAGGCGTACATGACGAGTCGCAGATGGCGCATCTCCTTGGCCGCCATGCGCCCGTCCCCGCCGCCCAGGATCTGGCCGACCGATGACCACACCTCGTCGTCGGACCGAAGCCCCGGCAGCAGCACGAGCACCTTCATTCCGCAGATCGCCGCGTTCAGCAGCATCTGCGCGCAGAGGACGTCCGGCCTGCCTCCCGAGTCGTTCGACACAAGCGACGTGACCGCGCCCTCCTTCAGTCCCCATCCGGGCCGCGCCAGAGCGATGGGCCCCACAGACACAACCATCTCTTCACCCTTTCCGAGGGGTGAACCAACATCAACTTGGTTCACCCACAGCCTACTACATGGCCTGGGCCACTTCTACTGGCAAGCCCCTCGAAAGGGGCTTGCCACCCGTCACCCATGGCTGCCATACTCTACATGCCGCCCCACGAGGGGCAGGAAGTGGGGCCAGGCCATCCGGTGGACACCGGACGCCTGGCCTTCGCGCTTCTACCGGAGCTTCGCCCGGAACCGGGCGCCCCCGATGATCTCCTCGTCGGTCGCCTCGACAACCTTCTTCGTCAGCTCGCGGATCGGGCCGAAGCCGTTGTACGAGAAGTTCTTCGGCACGTTCATCGCCTGTTGCTTGCCCATCTCCAGCAGGCCGACGACGCTCAGCAGCCAGCCGTCGCAGACGGCGTACTTCGCAGCCTCGATGGTCCAGATGTCGAACCATTCCCGGATCGCGTCACGCCGTCCCCGCAGGTGGGCCGTCTTCAGCCACTTCCGGTACTTCTCGGCCTTCCCGTCGGCCTCCAGGTACTTTTCGTTGATCCACTTGCGTTCGGAGATCACGAGGCTGACGTCCCGGGGCTCCATCACGAAGAGGTCGCCGGGCGGAGCCAGCCGTCCGAGCGGACCGAGATCGTCGCAGACCAGGAACTCTCCCGTGATCACGACGAGATCCCGGCGAGCATGTCGGACGGGTTGAGGAACCGGCTGTGGGCGCCGTCGAACAGCATCACCCGCTCGGCCGTCTTGCCCCCTCGGTTCTTCGCGAGGATCAGGTCGGCCTCCTTGCCGCGCGCCGTGTCGGGATCGATCTTGAACGGCAGGTGGACCAGGATGACCACGTTCGCGTCCTGCTCGATCTGGCCGGACTGGCGCAGGTCGGTCAGCTTCGGCTTGCCGTCGTCGCGACCGGCCGACTCACGGTTGAGCTGAGCCAGCGCGATGATGATGACCCGGAGCGTACGGGCCAGCCTGCGCAGCCCTTCCGAGACGATCGCCACGTCCACCGTCGGGTTGCCGGTCGGCTTGTCCGGCTTCACGAGCTGGAGGTAGTCGATCACGAAGACCTTCGCACCCTTCTCCCGGGCCGACTTGCGGACCTTCAGCGCGATCTCTCCGAGCGTCTGGCCCGGGTCGTCGTCGACCGTCATCGGGTAGTCGGCCTGGCTGGCGTCGTACTCGATCAGTCGCTCGATCGCCTCGGCGTCCACCCGGCCGTCACGGATGTCCTCGAAGGGGATGCCGGTCTCGGCCGACGCGTTGCGCTGGCCCAGCTCCTCCTTCGGCATCTCCAACGAGAAGATCTCCGTGGCCATCCCCTGGTGCGCCACGTTCCGCGCGACCTGGGCGCCGACGGTGGTCTTGCCGTGGCCGGGCCGCCCGGCGATCACGATGAACTGGCCCAGCCGCATGCCGCCGGTCAGTTCGTCGATGTCGTGCAGCCCCATCGGGATGCCCTTCTCCATGGTCCGCCCGTGGAGGATGTGCCCCAGGGCAGCCTCGGAGACCTGCGATGCGGAGAAGGTGGTCTCCACCTTCGTGGAGGTGTCGATGACCTCCGACACCACCACCGAGACCTCCCCGGCGATCTCGCCGTAGGACCCGCCGCCCGCCTGGACCCGGCCGGAGGACTCCACCAGCACCTTGTGCAGCATGCGCCGCCGGTACAGGTCGAGCAGGCTCCGCGCCCCGCCGTGCGAGGCCGCGAGGTTCCCGGCCTTCGACGGCAGGCTGTGCACGTGGTCGAACAGCTCGGCGGTCAGCTCCCCCTCCTGCCGCAGGGCGCCGACGACCGCCACCGGGTCGGTGTGGCCGCCGTCGATGAAGCAGGACAGGAACGCCTCGTACACCTTGCGGTTCAGCGGGTCGTGGAACACTTCCGGCCCGGCGTCCCGCAGGATGTCGGTGACTTCGTCACGACAGTCGAGCGGGTGGCCGTCGGAGACGAGCAGTTCCCCCAGAACGGCCGTCTCCGCGTGCGGGTCGACCATGGTTCCGCCCGCAATGGCGCGTACTTCACCCACGTTTGTTCTCCTTATCCGTTTCTTCAGCTCTTCAGCAGGTTGGCCCGGTCACGCTGGGCCTGGTACTCACGCAGCCTCGCGTCGATCTTCTCCTGCTCCTCGGGGCTGATGTCCAGGCCGGGCCGCTGGTGGAACTGCTTCGGCGGCACGTACCGGTTGAGCTGGTCGTCTTCCTTCGGTGCCTCGGGCATCACGGTGCGCGTCTTCGGCGGCTTGCCAAGGTCCCCCGCCTTGCTGATCAGCAGTCGCTCCGGGGCATTGACCCGGGGGTTCAGCTCGGCCGCCATCCGCAGCGCCAGTTCGCGCGGGTTCCATCCGGCCTCCAACGCCGGGCGCACCGCAGCGGCAACACGCTCGCAGGCGGCCGACATCAGGCGCAGCCGGGGCTCGGTGTTCCGTGCGGTGATCTCTTCCAGCTCGACGACGAACTCCGCCTCGGCGCCGGTCGGCCCGGAATCCTCCAGGGCCGACATGTCGAACTCGGGCTCCGGCTCCTCGGCCTCTTCGTCCATGAGGACGATCGCCTGCGCCTGCGCTTCCTGCTGGCGGGCGCCCTTACGGGGCCTGCGGTTCAGCGGCACCGTCACGAAGACCACGCTGCGGCTCTTCTTTTTGCTGATCGCGGCGGCCTCGGCCATCACGCTCTTGGGTCCGGCGTACTCCTCCGGCGGCACCACGACGAACTCGAAGTCGGCACCCTCGCCGGACTGCGGGTTGTTGAGCCTGCGCAGGATTCCCTTCTTAGCCAGGGCCTGCATCGCCTTGTGCGCAGTGCTCACCGACACGAGGCCGTTGGAGATCTCGTTGACCCAGGCGGCGGTCGCGCGGAAGCCGGTCTCGGGCACACCTCCGTGGGTGTGCTTCAGGTTGCCCTTGATGATCGAGTAGATCCGGTACTCGGTGGACGTCACGTCCGGGTGCAGCAGCACCCAGTCGTCGACCACGGTGAAGTGCCTTGAATCCGACATGGCTTCCGCTGTAACCTTTCAGTCAGTTTGCTTGATCGAGGCCCCAGTTCACGCTGGGGCCTTCTCCTTTCTCAGGAGAAGGCTGCCACCAGCTTGCCGTTCGGGCGCCGGTAAGCGTCCAGCTCGTCGCGGATGTCGGGCGGGTACGCCTCCATCTGAAGCCGGACCTTGCCGCTGCGGTACACGGCGACCTTCGTGATCGCCTCGATGTCCAGCAGGAACTGCATTGGCTTCTTCCACTCGCCGTCCTCGCCGAACAGGGCGTCGGCCCAGTCCTTCGAGATGGTGACGCGCATCCTGTCGGAGTCCTCCATCGTCGCGGCGGAGGCGATCCGCGCGTACAGGCCCAGGGCCTCGAACTCCTCGCTGAGCTTCGCCACCACCCAGATGGGGAACGGCGCCGTCTGGGCGTACTGCCCGAACTCGTTCATCAGGGTCGCGTCGATGACGCTGGCCTCGTGTCCCATGCCGGTCACTCCTTTCCGTAGTTGCGACTCTAGCAGAATGATCTCGGCAGTGCAGCTAGAAGTCGCCCCCTTGTCCACCAGAAGGTACTCCCTCTATCCGCGTATGAGAAGGGTGCGACAGGGAGAGCGGGGTCACATTGATGACATGTTCACGCTAGTAGAGATGTCCAAATTTGCCATGAAATACCCTTGACCTCTCGTTGCCAAAGTAGGCCATATGGTTGACCATATGAGGTCAACGTCCCTGGCAGAAAATGACAGAGTCGGTAGCCCACCTGACCTGGGGAAACGTCGATTTTCCACCCCCTATAGAAGTATCTAGAAGTCCTCCTCTTCAGGCTTGGCTCCAGCCATGCCAGGCACATGCCGGAGTGGGTTCCCCACCCACCGGCCCGCACCTGACCTGTCTTCCGCCAAGCCTTCATCGTCGTCCTCAGCGCGTCGGCGCTCCGCGCCGCCGGAGGAGGGATGGACTCGCTGCGCTCGAAAGACCTCTGGGCTTCTGTTGTCTGCCGGGTGCGGGGTGCTGGCGGGGCTCGCGCTGCGGGTGAGGCAGGAAGGTGGCTGGGCGCCCGGCTGCGGGCCGGTGGCGGGTGCGGCGCCCCTCGGGTGGTCGGCGAGCGCAGTCGGCCGCCTGCGAGCCGCAGGGGCCTGAAGGCGTACGTGAGAAGTAGGGTGGCCGGGTTTCCCCGACTGGAGGTTGATCATGGCAATACCGACCGGCGCCTACGCCGTCACGTACCGGCTGTGGCTGTTCAACGACACGGACCCCGAGAACCCGGTGGACACCGGCATCGAGCAGACCTTCCCGCTCACGAACGGCTTCGGCTCGACGGTGACGGAGAACGAGGACGCGGCAGCCGAGGCGGCGATGGGCGCCTGGAAGGCGTCGATGGAGGCGGCATATCCCGGTGTGACGGTGAACGCGAACCGGCAGTACCTGGTGCGCACCGAGACTGACGCGTGGCCCTGGTCCTCCTGATTCGGCCCAGGCCATCAAGATCCGCTGATATCCTCTCCGTTGGGGAATGGGCCCCGACGGAGAGGATGAGATCATGGGAGCGATGGACGCGGCGGACCGCAAGGTGAACGCGGTGAAGGATCTGCTGTACACGGAGGGGGTCCGCAGCAATGAGCATGTCCACCTGGACGTATACCCGTCGGCCGACCGCCTGACGGTGACGACCTCGGTTCACCGGCACCACTACGACTGCGAGGGATGCCGCAGCAGGACGCTCGGCGCGAAGATCATGGAGGGTCTGAAGCGCGGCCTCCCCCCGACGTGCCCGCAGTGCCGGATCCACAACGAGTCGATGGAGTTCGAGCAGCGGGCGCTCCTCAAGCGGATCGCAGCCGTGCTCAGCCGGGAGTTCACGGTCACCGACGAGTACGCGGGCTCGGTGGTCGCGTCGGTGGGCATCGCCGTCTGAACTTCTTGAAATGGCAGCCAAGTTCAGAATAGGCTCCTCATAGGAGGTGGGCGCGGCCCACCAGTGGGAGGGAGAGACCATGGTCATCCTGGTGTCGCCGGACTCGCGCGGCCGGATCAACCTGAACCGGGTGGTTCAGGACCGGCAGTACGCGGTGACGGTCGACGGGGACGGCGTGATCACGCTGACGCCCTCGGTCGTGATCAGTGAGCGCGAACTGCTGGACCTGACCGCTGTTCGGCCGGTGCTGTCTCCGGAGGAGGCGTTCGGCCAGCGCGGCGCGGTCGAGGCGGCGCAGGCCGTGCAGGACAACCGCGCGTCCCGCAGTGCGGGGGACTGGGGGCGCCGGATTTCCACCCCGGCTGACCTGAGTGCGCTGATCTGGGGGGACGCGGCATGAGGTTCACGCTGGAGATCACCCCGGCCGCCGAGAAGGGGATCAAGAAGATCCGCAAGTCCGGCGACCGGGGCAAGTTGAAACAGGTCCAGTCCGCGCTGGAGAAGCTGGCCGACAATCCGGCCCATCCCGGTCTGAACACGCACCGGATGAAGCCCGAGCCCCGCTTCGGAAACCGCGACGACCTGTGGATCTCGTACATCCGCATCGGCCCCGGCGGCGAGCGCATCCTGTGGGCGTACGGCGAACAGGGTGAAGAGGTCAAGGTCATCGAGGTCGAGTACATCGGCCGCCACATCGACTGACTGCCCAGATCCTCAACTCCCTTGTGGTAGAGTAGTTTTCAGGAGAAAGGGAGGAGCCCCGGGGGCGCCCGCGCTCCGGCCAAGAACAACGGCACCCCGGGGCTTTCGGCCCATCTCACATCGGAATCGGACGGAGAAGAGCTTGACCACGCTCAGCATCGACAACATGCCCGAGGTCGTCCACGAGCCGTACGCCTTCCTGCTCGACAAGACGGGCGTCGAGCCCATCGTCGAGCGCAACGGCTACGGCAAGATCCTGCTCACCCACCTGGGCGAGCGGACGAAGATGACCATCAAGTTCCGCCTCGACGGCCGGAAGTGGCGCTGGGAGAAGTCCCACCTCTTCATCGACGGCAAGGCCAAGCCCCTGGCCAGCGGATGGGACATGTACGTCTCCATCTACAAGGACCCGGACAACGGCCGCAAGGACTTCGTCCCGGCGGGCGCCAAGAAGGCCAAGCTGCCCGAGATGCGCACCGTGGAGAACGAGGAGCACCTGCCCTCGACGGTGGCCGAGTGCCTGCGCAGCATGCGCGGCGCCAGCACCAAGACGACCACGGTCGTCACGGCCTCGATCTCGCTCGACGGCAAGCAGTACATCCTGAGCGTCACCGACACCGACGAGGACGGCGACGAGAGCACGGTCGCCCTCACCTTCGGGTTCGTCGGCGGCGGCTCCGGGTCGATGGACTGGACGATCACGGGTGGGCTGGCGGTCAACCGCCGGGGCTACGACGTGACCAACCACCTTCACTGCGACCTGAACACGTTCCTCATGGACCTGCTCGGCGCCCAGTCGCGGGCCGCTCAGGTGCCGTTCGTCCCGGGCGGATCCGCCCAGCAGGCGGCGACCACGAACTCGGTCAACGTCCGCAAGTCCACCGTCTTCCGGATCTGAGGAGAGCCGTGCGACGCATCGACGAGCCGGACCGTGGCGACCTGGCCCGCGCCTACCTGGGCAGGGCCAGGGAGCACGCCGACTTCCTGAACGAGCTGGCCGAGAAGAACCCGGACAAGCTCGACAACAAGGACCGCCAGATGCTGGCGGTCATGAACGCCCTGGTTGCCACCGCGATGGTCCAGGTGCCCGACGAGCCCGGCATGCGGCTCGCCTGACGGAGGAGAAGAACGTGAAGCGAGACGAGAGCGCTCCGCGCCCGAAGGTGGGCATCAGCCTGCTGGTGGTACGGCAGTTCGAGGGCAGGCTGCACATCCTGCTCGGTCAGCGCCGTGGCTCCCACGGTGAGGGCCAGTGGGGCACGCCGGGCGGTCACCAGGAGTTCGGTGAGACCTACGAGGAGACCGGCCTGAGCGAGCTGGAGGAGGAGTGCGGCGACGAGATCAACGTCACCCGCCCCCGGTTCCTCTGCGTCACGAACCTGCGCGAGTACACGGACCAGGGCAAGCACTACGCCGACATCGGCATGGTGTCGCACTGGGTCTCCGGCGACCCGAAGCTGATGGAGCCGGAGAAGTGCCTCGGCTGGACCTGGCACCCGATCGACAACCTGCCGACGCCGCTCTTCGCGCCGGTCGAGAACCTGGTCATCGCGTACCACACCGGCCAGCCGTACTTCGGCTGATGGGGGACATTCTCGCCCGGGTCCGTGCCGCACGGACCCGGGCCTGGGCCGAGGGTATCGAGCTGGACCGGGTCTGGCGGATTGCCCAGGTCGTTCCGAGCGAGGCCGGGAAGCTGAAGGACCAGGAAGCCGTCATGGAGTACGCGATGGACGAGCTTCGTGACGCGCTCACCCTGGACGGGGTGGCGCCGCGCCCCAGTCGCAGGGAGGCCAGCATCGACCTCATGAAGTGGGGGGTCGACGAGGGCCTGATCTCCACCGTCCAGTACGACGCGTGGATGGCTGACCCGGATGCTCCGCAGGGTGGAGACTCTTACCCGTCCGAGTGAACCGAGCACGACGCCCCGTCTGAACCGGCGGGGCGTCGTGCTTTTCCCGGTCAGGTATACAGATTCGCCGGATTGTCTGCAAGACGCAGAGGTTTTTGGCCCAGGCCGTCAACTCCCCTGTGATAACTTGCATTTGAGATGCAAGAGATACCCTCGGAAAGGGGAAATCATGCACAGTGATGTGCAGAAGGTGAGGGCCAAGGTCTGATGGCAACGTTCGAGCAGGGTCTGGACAAGGCGTTCGAGATCGCATGGCGGCACAGTCAGAGGTCCGAGGCGATCCGCGAAGAGGTGGGCAGCGACCCGGAGAGCGTCATCGACCAGCTCCGCGTGGCCTCCTCCCACGAGGCGTTCATCGGAGCCCTCGACGTTCTGGGTTCCCTCCTGCTGCTGGCCGGGAAGATCCCGGTCTTCGCGCCCTCGACCGAGGACGAGGGTCAGACCCAGGGCTGGATCGACGGATCCGCCGCGACCGCGAACAGCCTCATGGGCTGGGCCCGGCGCAACGGCAAGGTCACCGAAGCCGAGTACGCCGGATGGTGCGCCATCAGTGGTGTCCCGGCCTCGGCTTTCCTGTAGGAATCGAGAGAGGGGAGAAGGAGACATGCAGGTGAACACGTTCATCGAGGCCGTCGACCTGGCGTTCGAGGAGGTCTGGGTACTCCAGCAGGAGAGGGATGCCTTCGAGAACAGCGTCGGCAAGGGTGAGCTGGACGGCGAGTCGCCCGAGATGGTCAACATCTTCCGCCGGGGCGTCATCGAGCGGTACAGCGGAGCGAGCACGGTCCTCGGCTCGCTGCTGCACGCCAGCGGGAAGGTGGGGCGACGCAGCTTTCCCGCCGCGTTCCGCCCGCTCCAGCCGGACCCCTTGCAGGTCCAGATCCGCCTCGTTCAGTGGGCCCTGGACAACGGCAAGATCCAGCAGGGCGAGCACGACCAGTTCATGGCGGACGAGGGTGTCACGCAGGCGCTGAAGACCATCGGCCAGGACTTCCTGGACTGAGCGCGGTCATACTCGGCACCCAAGGCGACCCCCGGCAGATGCGATGCAGCCGGGGGTCGCCCATGCCCGTACCTGATCGGCATATGCCAGAGTGAAGCTCAGGCCATAGGCCGTCAACATCGTTGTGGTAGACTCGTGTTCACGGAAGGGAGAAAAAGTGGACAAGCTGAGTGACGGGCAGCAGGTGAAGGCTGCGGCCCTTGAGGCGGCCTCACGCGTGGTGGCCGAGAACCTGAAGTTCTTCGCCCGGGTGAACAGCTACGCGACCAGCGACAACGAGGCCGAGTGGAACTCGACCCTGGCGGCGCGGGCGACCGTCAACATGGCCCGGCAGTTCGAGGCGTACCTGAACGAGCCGCAGGACTCGGCGGTGACGCGATGAAGTTCGTGCACGCCCGCAGCGAGTCGATCGTGCGCCGGTACGTGAACCTCATCGACGGCCCGGAGATTCCGCACCCCGACAGTTCGGTGCGCGGCAAGAAGATCCTGCTCACGAAGGCGGAGATCCACTACGTTCTGGTCTCCGGCACCTGGCAGGTCGCCGGGCGTACCTCGCCCTCCGTCTACGCCGAGGGGTGGATCCTGAAGGCGGACGGAACGCGGTCCCAGCGTCAGTGGAAGGGGCAGATCATGACGGCCCCGGCCCGCACCGAGAACGGCTGGCTGAAGAAGCTCATCGACGGCGCCCGGCCGACCGGTTCGCCCGAGCTGCCGTTCGACGTGGCGGAGGTGTAGACCGTGGCCTTCCAGTTCAGCATGGCGCAGCGCGCCAAGGGGATCCTGGTGAGCGCCGGGCACAACACCGACGACAGCGTGACCAGGGAGATCGCGTTCGGCACCACCGAGCGCGACATCGCCTGGCGCACCCGCCAGGAGACCGGCCGCAGGGCCGGAAGTCTGGTGGTCTCCAACTCGTTCCGTGAGGACATCTTCTCCACGGAGGCCGTGACCCACGACGAGGCCCTGGTCCGGTATCAGGGCTCGCCCAAGCGCGAGGCCGACAAGCTCCGGCTGTACTGCCTCGCCCTGGAGAACTGCTCCTTCCGGGTCACCGAGGAGGACGACCCGGAGCGCGAGGGGCGCCGGATTCTGAGGGTGGTGCGAGGCTGATGGACATCCTGACCTGGATCAACACCATCATCCTTGGCGCCATCCTCGTGCTCGGCTGGTTCAAGCTGGCCAACGGCGACGAGTCGGAGGGCTGCTGCGCGGTGATCCTGCTGTGCCTGTTCCTCGGCTTCAGCGCCCTCGGCGGCATGGTCTGGTTTGTGGGCTCCCTGATCGGATGGTGGTGACGGTGTACGAGAAGCCCGAACCGGTGGCGTACATCGTCCTCGGCTCCTACGTTCACCCGGAATGCGCTCGCGGCGTGACCCTGCGGCAGCAGCCGGTTTACGCGGACGAGCTTCCGGCGATCGTGTTCTGCCGTGGCTGCGAGGACCAGATCCTTCCGGCGCCCTGCGTGTTCTGCGAGATCATTGCGAAGCGCGAGCCGGTCGAGTGGATCCTGGAGCCCGACACCTGGCACGATGCAGTCGCCTTCGTCCCGCTCAACCCGGTGACGGAAGGGCACTGCCTCATTGTCCCGAAGCGGCACGTCAAGGACTTCGCGGCCGACCCCGAGACGTTCGCCGACACGGCCCGCCGCGCGGCCGAACTGATGCGGTGGACCGACCGGCCGATGAATGTGATCACCTCGAAGGGCAAGGAAGCCACGCAGAGCGTCTTCCATCTGCACCTTCACCTGGTTCCGCGACAGGAGAACGACGGCCTGGCGCTTCCGTGGTACAGCGGAAAGAAGGCGAAGCGGTGAAGCACAGGCAGGACGAGGTCGCCTACCGGATCCGCGCCGAGCTGGTCTGCTGCCACGTGTACGACGAGATCCAGAAGGAGGCGGCACGCCTGGACGCACAAGGCGTGCCCGGCCCCCATCAGGCCGCCATCGGCCGCGCCGTGATCCGGGGCGACTGGCACGACCTGTGCTACTGGGCCGAGGCCGCCGCGCAGATCGCCGAAGGCCGGTGCCCCGGCTACGAGACCGACCCGAACATCTGCCGCTGCGGCTGTGAGGGATGCAAGCACAACTGCTCGGCCCACACAGGCTGGGTCCCACCGGAGGAGTCCGATGAGTGAAGCCGCTGGTACCGGCCGGTTCCCGATGCCGAACGTCGGCTGGATCACGGCGCAGCTCCCCGAGGAGCTGTACCCGCTGTTCGGGTTCCGTGGCGAGTCCGTCCCCGAGACGGCCCGCGACGTCGTCGAGTACCTGTACTCGATCAAGTACCCGGACGACACCGAGTACCGGATGCCGATCCTCGCGCACTACGTGCCCGACGAGGACCCGGCGGTCGCGTTCGTCATCGACGACGAGATCGAACTGGACGGCATCCAGCTCACCGTGAAGGAGCACGTGGCCCGCGAAGTGAAGCCCGGTGGCGAAGACCCCGGATACTCGTTCCACCAGGTCACGGTGGTACTTCCCGAGGGGAGCAAGGATGGCTGACCTCAGCCGTTACGAGGTGATCGCGGGCAGTGTCATCGTCTGCAACGACTGCCGCAACGGCGAACACCGCGAGGTGGTGCACGCCTTCAAGGGAGGCTCGTTCTCGGTCGAGGAGATGCACACCGAGATCACGATGCACGAGTGGGACCGGCATGAGCCGGAGTTCGCGGACAACGCGGGCGGCAACGGTCTCGCGGCGAAGCGCGCCTCCGAGGCCCTGGCCGAGCACGTGGACAAGGTCGAGGACGATCTCCGCACGGACCGCTACTACGCCTGCTACCCGCCTGCGACGGCCTACCGCGACGGCATGGTCAACGGAATGGGCGGGGCGACCGGCGACATGGCCTCCCTGCTGGGGCCCGATGCGGTGCGTGCCATCGTCGGCGCTCTTGCCGAGGTCGCGGCGATGGACAAGAACTACGCCGAGCTGATCTCGGACCACAATCGCAAGACGTGCGAGGACCACACGTGCTCGATCTTCGGGCACCTGGTGGATCTCGCCCGAGCTGTCGACGCGCAGCTCACCTGAAGGACCGGGCCGCTCCCCCACAGTGCGGCCGGAAAGGAGAGGGTCATGAGGTTCGCCAGAGATCTGGAGGACATCGCAAAGGAGGGACCCCAGTGGCAGGACCGGCCCGAGCGTGAGCGCATCGGCCCGGAGCGCTGGGGCAAGAGCCACTGGTCGCTGCTCGGGTACGTGGACGAGCGCGTGGTCAACTGGCACGGGCTTCTGGACTGGGACAAGGTCCAGGTCTCCCGGAAGCACTGGCCGATGCTGTACGCGGCCCGCAAGACGGCCCAGATCGGCTTCGGGCCGTTCAAGGACGGCGCCGAGTACGGGCTACGGCTGAAGCCTCCGGCTCACGGCGACCACGGAGTGATCCTCGCTGACCACTGTGAGGTCGACGCCCTAATGGACCTGGTCGACGCGGGCCTGGTGACGGTGGACATGCCGAAGGTCAGCCAGACCGGTCAGTCCTACCTGCGTCCCGACGGCCACGCGCTCAGCGACCCGAGTCCGCGTGACCTGCTCACCGGTCATGTCGAGTGGCTGCTGATGCCGTGGGCGAAGTTCGGCCTGACCGAGCGGGGCTGGCAGGTGGCTGCCGCTCTGCGGCGCCACAAGGGGGCGGGCGGCGTGTTCGCCCGGTTCGAGATGCCAAAGCTGACGGAAGGTGCAGACGCGTGAAGATCCCACCGCTCGTAGAGCTGGTGCATCAGGCGATCCTGGGGTTCGTCTCGGCCGCCGTGGTGAGCGGAGTCTGGTGGCTGGTCACCGGATCCTTCCCGGACGGCATAGAGCTGTGGGCCGGTTCGTTCACCGTGATGTGGGCCGGTTCGGTCTTCCTGCGAATGCAGAAGGCGCGCGAGGTGCGCGCTCTGCGTGAGATGTACGACCGCCCGGCCAGCGACGAGAAGTGACCAGGGGCCGCCCGCCGGGCGGCCCCTTCCGGAAAGAGAGAAGTCCAACGTGAGGATGAACGTGCAGAGCACGAATAACACGCACGCGATGAATGCGCTGCGGGTGTACGACGACGGCCGCAGCGCGGCGATCGTCCTGATGGCCTCCGACGACACAGACATCGAGGACGCCCTGGGGCGGGTCTTCGAGATCCACGAGGCGCCCCGGGCGGACCTGGAGAAGGGTGCTCCGTGGGGCGCCGACGACGTCGGCGACTGCGAGGTCCGCTCCGGCGGCGTGATGCTGACCGTGGAGGGAACCGGCGGCAGCTTCATGGGCATGCGCTTCGAGGCCGCGTGGAGCACGACGTCACCGGGATGGCGCCGGGCAGCCCGTGACAACGGCTGCGTCTGGCTGGCCCTGCCGGGCCGCCCTGTGTACGACCAGATCGCCAGGGCCGTGGCATCGGGGTCCATGGTCCAGCTCCCGGCCATGCAGGTGCTGAAGCTGGAGGTGGTCCGGTGAGCCGCATCGACGAGCCGGTGGTGACCACCCTGGTCTGCGACTGCCGCATCAAGCTGCGAGTGAAGCCCATGCGGCCCACCTCCAAGTACGGCTGCCGGTCGAACCAGGGCCACTCCTACAACCAGCCCTGGGCCAGCTACGAGGACAACGGACGGTTCTTCGAGAACCCGCTCATTCCCGCTTCGGTGTGACGCTCGTTACGGCCGCAGTGACCAATCCTGGACACTGCGGCCGTCGGGTTTCTGCGAGGATTTCACCAGTGGCCGACAATGGAGAGCGGCCATCCGGAAGGAGAAGAAAGACATGAGCGTTCCCGTGACGGCGATCGTCAAAGCCGAGTTCAGTGACCCGGAGGAAGGCACCACGGCCACGGTCGACCGGCTGGTGATGGCCGCCTCGTACTGGAAGATCAGCGACCTCGCCCTGCGTTCGCTGATCCACCTCACGGCTCTCGCCTGCGCTTCACAGAAGGTCGTCGCCATGACGATCCCGACGGCCGCCCTCGACGAGCTGGTCCGGCGCGGCCTGGTCCGCTGCCACGCCGACCGCCCCGACACGGTGGTGCTGGTCTGATGGCCCTGGAGCGCATCAGCAAGATCGTCAGGACTCTGGAGAACGAGGTGGTCTACGCGGTCGGCGACCCGGAGGCAGGCACCGGTTTCCGGATGATCTGCTCGGGATGCCCCGGCAAGGACGTCGAGTACAACAGCGCCGCCGCCGCCATCCTCGGCGTCTCGTACCATGCCGAACTGGACCCGGACGAGCGCTTCGTGCCCACTACCGGGAACCCGCGCCCGGCGCCCCGTGGATCGCAGGAGGACAAGCTGTGACGGACGACACCGACTTCACCGGATGTCACCGGGAGTGCCGCATCAAGGGCAGGCACTCCCGGGTGTGGGGTGGCTGCGAGTTCGGCATCAAGCCGGAGCCCACCGTGAGCATGTCGAAGGTGTTCACCGACACCGACGGCTACCCCTCGATCGGGTACGACTCGTACACCGTCGACCAGCTCACCGACCTGATCGAGCCCGCCCTGAAGGACATCACCGTCCACCTCGGACCGAACTCGTCGGCCGCCGTCCGGCGCGGTGAGCCGTTCCGTCTCTCCGGTGGCGAGATGTGGGCCATCGCCCGCCAGGCGGCGCACGCGATCGTGCACCGCAACAACCCGGACCGGCCGCCTCTTCAGACTCCGTTCGCCACGCGCGTCATGGAGATCTTCTCCCTGTCGCACGCCGACAGCTACGGCGACCTGTTCTGGCGGGTCGACGACGGCGAGCTGACGCTGTACGCCAACGTCTCGGACGTCTTCGTATGGGGCGGCAGCGACGTCGAAGAGATCACCCGCGATACGCTGCCCGAGCTGGAACAGGCGTACGCCGACCTGAAGGCCGTCGGCGGGGAGTCCTTCACCGCCGAGCTGTACGCGGCCCGGCGCCGGAAGATGCGCCCGCAGGGTGCCGCCTATCCCGGCGAGGCCGACGAGGCTGGCCCGGCCGTGGCAGCCCTGTACAACGCCTGTGGGCCCGAGCGGGCCATCGACATGGGCAACCCGCAGGAACCACCGGTCTACTGACCGGCACGGCCGCCCGGCTCAGGCCGGGCGGCTCGACCTCGCGAAGGAGAAGAGATGGGCATCCGCCTGCACAAGAAACTCGGCTGGGCGCTGACCGGCCTGGAGCGTGACGAGCGCGGACGGCTGACCGATCCGCGCGTCAGCCTCGACGGCGCCAGCCGTTACGTGGAGGACTTCGCCCCGCTGTACCTGGAGTACCTGGAGGCGCTGCGCGACGCGGAGAGGCGCGGCGGCGACGACATGGAGCAGTCCGACGCCTGGTTCGACGTGATGATGTCGATCGAGATGGTGAAGGCGGCCCGCGAGAAGGACGGTGTGCTCGACTGGCCTGTGACCTGCCGCTCGGATGCTGGGCTCCGCGATCTACTGCTCATCCAGCCGGTCGGCTACAGCGGCTGGAGCCGGTACGGCGACCACATCGATCAACAGGAAGAGGCGATGCTGCACCCGGGCATCGAGCCGCGCGTGGTGCCCATGCCGTACGGCATCTACCCCTTCGAGGGCCTGTACATGGATAGCCGCGACGGCCGGAAGCTGGACTCCACGGCCAAACGGCTCGTCGACCGGTTACTGAAGGCGGCCGAGAAGGACGACGACAAGCGTGAGGACCGCCTGAAGGCGGCCGACCACCTGGCCAAGTCGATGGGGTTCGACAACGCCGGGCACGCCCAGGAGCACGTCGCCCCCGTCGTGCCGCCCGACGTCAGGTACGTCATCTCCTGGCTGAACCTGTTCAACGGGCCCGACGTATGGCTCCAGCTCCGTCCCGTGCTCTACGTGTACTGGAGCTGATCAGAATGCGGTGACCCGCTTCACCGGCCCCGGGTTCCGGTCCAGGTCGACCGGCCGGAACCGGGCGCCGGGCAGAGTGCAACGCGCCTTGAGTTCTTCGCCGGACATTTCAAGGATGGCGTCGGCCTGCTCCTCGGCCGGGCCGGTGAGTGCCATGTCGCCGTAGCTCAGGCCCTCGAAGCCCGCGTGGTACGCCCGGGGCGTGAACGGGAAGGCGACGTGCAGACCCTGCTGGGCCATGTCGTTGGCCATCACGCCGTCGTACAGCGGGCCCGTGCGCAGCATGTTCTCCTCGCCGAACTCGGCCGTCACGGCGGCGCCCATCTCGGGGAAGTAGTTCGGCCGGAGCCTCTTGAGGATCTTCCCGATCCTCTCCGGCCGGTAGCTGGATCCCCACACCTGGAAGGCGCCCGAGAGGTAGACGGCATCCGGCCGGTTCGGCACCCGCACGTCGTCGGCGAGGAAGATGTTCTCGCAGGCGCTCACCGAGTAGGCGCCCGGCGCCAGCTTGTGGGTGTCCCGGTGGAAGCCGAAGTACCCCGTGCCGATCAGGATGTCCTCTTCCAGGACGTGCACCAGGTCGTCGGGGCCCACCCAGTCCAGCGCCTCGCCCATCGCGGTGAAGACGTTGTAGCTGCCGCTCGGGTAGTCGATCTCGCGCACCTTCAGGGCCGCCCGGCCCGGGTGCGCGTACTCGAACTCCTTGGCCACGGCCAAGGTCTCCTCGTCGTGGCCGCAGTCCACGGAGAGCATGACGCGCACCCCTCCGTCCATGGCGCGGGCCAGCCGCCGCAGACATGCCGCAGCGAATCCGGCCCGGCGCCACAGGGGAACGATCACATAGTCCACTACTGGGTCGCCTTCCAGAAGGGCAGCCAGTTCTCGGCGTACCACTCGACGGTGCGCCGGATGCCCTCCTTCAGGGAGACGAAGTCCCGGGCGTCGATCCCCAGGGGCTCCAGCGTGCTTGTGTCGGATCGTACGACAGCACCCGGAACCTCGCCCGGCCTCATCGGCAGATGCGTGATCTCGACCGGCTCCCGTCCGCTCGATTCGGCTGCGAACCGGGCCACCAGGCGGGCCACGTCGTTGACGGTGCAGGACTCCACCGGCCCGACCTCGGCGGGCTTGTCCAGCGGGCCGTGGGCCATCGTGTGCTCCATGGCCGTGACGAAGGCGGAGGCCACGTCACCCACGTAGACACAGTCGGAGACCTGTTCTCCGTCGCCGTAGACCTCGATCGCCGTGCCGGTCAGGGCCCGGCAGGTGAAGGCGGGCAGGATCTTGCGGACCTTCGAGGGCCCGTACGGCGCCGCGACGGACTGCCCCGGGCCGTACGCGTTGACCGGCCGGACCACCGAGACGAGGCCGTCCCGGTAGGCGTTGTACATGCGGCCGTAGTCCTCGACGCAGGTCTTCGAGATCGTATAGCTGCCGGTCGCGTGATCCCGCATCCAGGCGTTGCCGACGCCCGCGTACACCACCGGAAGGTGGTACTGCACAGCCGCCTCGAAGACGTTGAGACCGCCCAGGATGTTCGTCGCGGCCGACGGGCGGGGATTCTGGATCGTCTCCTGGGTTCCGAGCACGGCTGCCAGGTGAATGATCCCGTCCACGTGAGCGGCCAGTTCCGTGACCGCCGTGGGGCTCTCGATGTCGCCGAGGAAGAAGGACTCCCCGTCGGCCATCGGAGTGCGCGGGTAACGGTCGAACACGGCCACCTCGTGGCCGCGCCGCAGCAGTTCCCGGCGCACCCACCCCCCGATGAAGCCCTGCCCGCCAGTCAGTCCGATCTTCATGCACGCCTCCCTGGCCACCGTTGATCGGCAGTCTGCCACAAGGCCACACGCCTGGAGCGCAAAAGCGCAGGTCAGATCGCATTGTCAGTGGCAGCTAGTAGAGTGGGAACCACGCAAGAACAAGCCACGAGAACGAGAACAAAACGCACAGGATCAAGGAGAAGAACGTGACCACCGACGTCCTCAAGAAGCACAAGGTCAACCACGTCGCCCTGGTGATCGACAAGTCCGGCTCGATGCAGAAGCACGAGTCGACCGTCATCCGGGTCGTGGACGAGTTCGTGAAGGGCCTCAAGGAGGAGTCCGACGCGCTCGGCCACGAGACCCGCATCTCGCTCTACGCCTTCGACCACGAGGTGAAGTGCCTCGTCTGGGACATGGACGTGAAGGCGCTGCCGTCCATGAAGGGCGTCTACCACGTCGACCGGGGGGCCACCTCGCTGATCGAGGCGTCCGTGCTCTCTCTCGAAGACCTCAAGACGGAGGTCTCCGAGAAGTACGGCGAGCACTCCTTCCTCCAGGTCGTGTGGACCGACGGCGAGGAGAACGCCTCCGGCTGCTCCGAGAGCGGCCACATGCACACCTCCCCGTACGGCGGCGTGCAGGACCGCCAGCAGCTCGACCGCTGGCTGCGCCGGATCCAGACCGTCATGGGCGGCCTCGCCGACCACTGGACGTCCGCGATCCTCGTGCCCAGCTCGCTGGCCAAGCGCACCGCCCAGTCCTACGGCTTCCCGGCGGGCAACATCGCCACCTGGGACGCCGACTCCACGAAGGGCGTCGAGGAGGCCATCGGCACCGTCAAGGCGGCGGCCACGAGCTTCCTGCGGGGGCGCGAGGCGGGCGTTCGCGGCACGAAGAGCCTCTTCGCGGTCGGCCAGGACATCGACATCAACACGGTGAAGGCCGTGCTGAAGCCGCTCAGCCGGGGCTCCTACGAGATCTACGACGTGGAGACGGCCGAGGACGGCATGGAGATCCGCGACTTCGTCGAGAAGCACACGGAGAAGCCCTACCGCCCGCGCTCCGCGTACTACGAGCTGGGGGTTCGCGTCTCGGTCCAGTCCAACAAGGACGTCCTGGTCTACGACAAGAAGACCCGGAAGGTCTACGGCGGCGAGGACGCCCGCGAGCTGCTGTTCGGCCCCGACGGACGCACGAACGGCACCCTCTCGGTGAAGGCCGGGTTCAACCCGGACCTGAAGGTCTTCGTGATGTCGGGCAGCTACAACCGCAAGCTCAAGAAGAACACGAAGCTCCTCGTCAAGCTGTGAGCCCGGCCGGTACAGTTCCGGCATGACTCCTGACGCGCCTTTCCCACTTCAGCCCCACGGCGGGGCTGGTGGGGAAGGAACGCGATGGCGCACAGTCCGCATCGCCAGTGGAAGGGGTGCCGTCTCTGTGCACCTCACAAGGACAAGCGCAACGGACGCCCGGTCCGCGACCCGTGGCGCGAGGTCCGCAAGACGGGCCTGAAGCGCCGCTACGGCCGCCGCTGGACGCCCGAAGAGGGCTGACCGACACCCCGCTCATCCGGAAGATGGGCGGGGTGTTCTGCATTCCGTGATCCCATCCGGCCTGACCTCCGTCTACGCTGCTCTCAGCATCCGAGGAGGCCCGAATGGCTCTGCCCACCCAGCGCACGGTCACCGGAACGTACGTGAACCCCGTGACGGGCAAGCCGTACGACGGCACAAACGGGCGCAACCAGTACGTGGTCTTCGAGCCGTATCCGTCCGTGTGGACCGACCAGGATGGAAATCAGATTCTCCTGGGGACCGGCCGGGTGAATCTTTCCGAGAATGGCAGCTTCCAGAAAGACCTCGTGTGCACCGACGATCCCGGTGTTCTCCCGAGTGGCCGTCTGTGGAAAATCCACCAGCATGTCGGAGATTTCAGCACCACCGGATACATCGCCGTCCCCGAGGGAGACGGCCCTCTGGATATCAGCGACCTCCTCTCGATCGAGGTCACGATCATGGCGGGCAAGGCCGACCTCCAGCTCACCGGCCAGCTCGGCGAGGTGATGCAGGAGTCGGCG